TGAAAACATATACTGGGATACGTGATGCAGCAGTCTTTCTGTTAGTGCCACCTGCACCATCATCTACAATTAGTAAGTCAGCGTCTGCCAGTGCTGCACCTATGTCTGTGCCTCCATCAAGGTCAAGAGAACTAAGTGCTACTTTATTAGGTGATGTGATAGCAGCGATGTAGTCATTACCTATTGCAGTACCATTCCATACACCTGTGGATATAGTACCAAGAGCAGTAAGTGATGATGTAACAATACTAGATCCTAGTGTTGTTCCACTCAATACTGTTGTTCCATTCAACTTATAACCTTTACCTGACGCTAGATCTAGATGCTCAGATGATGTCCACGCATCAGTTGAATCAACCCAATTGAATGTCTTATTACCATCACCAGACTCTGCAGTTATACCACTACCATCACATGCTGCATCATTTGCTGCTCCAGAACCTAGAACAATATTTTTGTCATCCACAGTCATTGTTGTGGAGTTCACAGTTGTGGTTGATCCATCAATCTGTAAGTTTCCTGTGACTGTTAGATTTCCTGTGACTGTTACAGCATCATCAAGAGTTATAGTACCACCTGCTGAGTCGAGTGTTAGGTTACCTGAAGAAGTATCAATCTCGTTATCACCAGTGACACCAATTTGTACGTTATCAATGGATGCACCACCGTTAGCATCAAGAGCACCAGTTATGGTAACACCTGCAGAGAAAGTTGCTGCTTCTGCCACTGTCAACCCATCAAGAGTTGTCGCACCATCAACATCGAAAGCACCAGTGATAGCACCTGCTGCTGCGGTCAATGTTGTGCCATCGAATGTAAGATTACCTGAGTCTTGTAAAGCTCCTGAACCACCTGCATATGTGACACGACCTGATGTGAGGTCAGAAACTGTAGCAGATGACAATGTTGTTTCTGCACCTGTAACAGTCAAACCACCTCTTAGTGTTCCAGCGTAATTTGAATTGACTACATTTGAGTTTGTTACTATAACATTACCCATGTTAGCATGAGCAGTACATTGATAATGTAATATCGCTGGTGTCTCATCACCTACCGCAATCTCAGTGTAGGTATCTTGGAAACTTACACCTGTAGTGTAGTTTGTTGTTTTATCTGCTTCAAGATAAAACTTGAGTGGGTGTGACCCTGTATTATCATGTACGAACCTATAAGTTCTGCCAGGTGTGAAATGAAGAGTTGGTGCTTGAACTCCATCAATCGCATAACCATTACTGCTTCCTGTACCATTGTACCTGTGAGTTGCATCCTTAGTAACAACAGTCACAGTAAGTGATGTGGTAGAACCATGAGGAGCAGAGGTATGACTAAATCCCTCTATGTCTCCATTGACATCGAGTGTTGTGCCATCAAACGTAAGGTTTGCACTGTCTTCTAGAGCACCTGATGTACCTGCAATGACGACTCTATTGTCTGTTAGATCACTGACTGTAGCGGATGCTAATGTAGATTCGCCAGTAACACCAAGAGTGGTTGATACTGTGGCAGCACCTGTGACTGCAAGTGTTGAACCATCAAAAGTAAGATTGGCACTATCTTCCAACTCTCCTGATGTACCTGCTATGACAACTCTGTTGTCAGTCAAATCAGATACTATCGCTGTGTCGGCAACTAAGGCATCTATATTTGCAGTACCATCAATATATAAATCTTTGAATTCTAATCCAGATGCACCTAAATCTCTTGCTCCATCTGTGCTTGGTACTATATCACTGTCAAATCTACCTGTGGCGGTGATTGTGTCGCTGGTGGCGTTTCCTAAATCGACATCTCCATTACCAACTATGTTACCAGTAACAGTTATGTTACTACTGATTGTCTGTGATCCTGTAACAGCAAGTGTTGATCCATCAAAAGTCAAATTACCACTGTCCTCTATCTCACCACCTGTACCTGCGATGACAACTCTATTGTCAGTGAGATCTTCTACAATTAGTGTGTTTATTGTAGCACCACCATTTGCATCTAACGCACCAGTGACTGATGTAATACCAGCAACGTTTATATTTCTATCGACCCTAATATCTGTAACTGTACTTACACCTGTTACTTTAGAGTTGACAGATGTCATCTCATCATATGATATATCTCCGTCTACATCTAGTTTTCCGTGGATTCTTACGTCAGACGCAAAGGTTGAGATACCAACAAAAGTTGATATACCAGAAATCGTCTGAGTAGTACCACCGACCTTGGCTAGCTCTCTTCCTCTTGACATAACTGAATTTTAGAATTTCTAATCTTTTATATTTATACTTCAGTTAGATTGATCTTGTATCTCTTACCAGTTCTCTGATTTATCATGAAAATGTTCTCATCGCCCTCTTGCAAAGTCCAATGACCCCATGTCCCATCTATACTATTATTGATACCTTCATTGTTGAAGTGCATGTCAGCAGTATATACGTTTGAAAATCTTACTGATGGTGAACCTAAGTTCCTCACAGCATCAGTGTCTGGTAAAATATTTCCTTTCAATGTAACGTCAGTGACGGAGATACTTGGATCTCCTGTGAGTCCTGTACATGAACCATTGAACGCTGATGCTGTCAATGTATTTGTACCAGGATTATACTTTAGATCTGTGTCACTTCTTAGTGGTTCAACCCCAGTGGGACTGTCCGCAAATAATATGTAATGATCTGCATTTGTTGTGTTTGTTGCAGTGACATCAACTGATGATGACACTATGTTTGTAAGGGCTGATCCATCAAGGTTTGATAGTGTGCCTGTTAGATTACCTGCATCTAAGTTTGTAATTCTACTACCATCGCCTGAGAAACCTGTTGCAGTTAGAATACCTGCGTTGGCATCAAATGTAAGTCCAGTGCTTGTTTTTACAGATTGAGACCCAGTGGGATTGACTGCAAATAATATACTACAAGTTGAATCAGCAGTCTCTGGTGCTAAGTCAACCAGTGAGGCTGATCCTGTAAGTGATCCAACAAATGATGTGTATGTGGCAGTCGTACCACTCAAGGTTGTTATGGTACTAACACCAGTGGAGTTTATATTACCAGTGTGATCACCAACTAACTTACCAACAAACCCTTGACTGCTGGCAGGTGCAACGAATCCACCATCAGCAGTTCCAATTCCAGATATCTTTATATTAGTACCACTAAAGAATGCAACCGTACTTACACCAGAAGATACAAGATCACCCGTGAAGCCGAACGATCCAGCAGGTGCATTGAATCCAGCAGACGTAGTTATAATACCAGTAGTATTGATAGTCGCTGCATGTAACTGTGTTATGGTAGCAAGACCTGAGTTTATTTCACCAGTCAAATTACCAGTCACGTCACCCACGACAGCCCCCGTGTGTGTTCCAGCAGAATCACCTGTCAAATTACCAGTGACATTACCAGTTATATTACCAGTAACATTACCTTGTAAGTTACCATCAAATATTGGTGCTGAAGCAATACCTGTCACCTTCAGGTGCTCGACATGACCTGTCGGTGATATTGATGCTATCCCTGCTGCAGGTTGAGTTATAGTAAGACCTGCACCTACTCTTATTACTGTTACGTCCTGAAAACTATCATTACCTCTGTCGTCCTGAAAATCTGTTTTGGAGTCGGCATTGGAAAAGAATGATACAATACCAGATGAGAACTGCCCTTGTGGTATCTCTACAAATGATAAACCAGATCCAACTCTGACCGTTGTAACTCCTGTGACTGGTGTAAATCCACTAGAATCCTGAATATTCAGGTTTGCCTTGTTGATTGTGATTGTAGATACACCAACCTCTATCCCTGCACCTGCAGACACCTTTGTATCTTCTACAGTTACACCATTACCTATAAAGTTCAATGTTGTGATTGAACCAGCAAAACCTGTTGAAGTAATACTTTGGTCTTGTACTGTTATACCATCAACAGCACCTGATGCTGCTCCTGAACCTGCTGCCCAGAATCTTCTTCCGTTTACATCTCCATGTAATACGAAATCGTTATTAGATGGTAAACCTAAATTAGGTTCTACCTCTTCCAGACCTAGAAAAGACGGAAATCCGTTAGTCTGCTGTCTCTCTGTAGATAGACCAGAATAGCTGGTAACACCAACTTTGCCTGAAAGAAGTCTTGCCATTACTTAGCGTTCTCCAAGATACTAACTATACATTTTTGTGTGTTCAAGAAGTCACCCTTGATTTTGAGTACGTCACCTACTTCTAACACTAATCTTCCATCTAAGAATGACATCGCATCCTGATGTGGAATACGAGCATTTTCTACGATGGGTGTGTCTACTGAATCTCTGCTATGATAAACACTGAACGCTGTGACAGATGAACTTGTTCCTACATTTGCAACATTGCCATAGATGACTAGCGATGAAACCCCTGCAGGGCAAGTGTATATACCAACCTTACTTGTAGTAAGAGTGTGAGTTACAGTTTTGAATCGATTTAATGGAATCGCAGCCATTTATAGATTACCTCCGATTGCTATGATGAGTGGAGTGAGTTGTGCTTGGATGCTCTTTTTGAAAGCATCTCCTGTGATGTCACCTGTTTGTTGATTGATGGTGAAGTTGTCACCAACTTTCAGGTTACCTCTCTCATCCGTAGATGTATAGACAACCTTACCGCCTTGCTCTGATATCGCTTGATTTTCAGGAATCGCAACGCCACCCTTGCTAGGACGTGCTGTATTGATATTTGTACCTGAACCTACATGCTCAAATGTATATGATGAAGCAAGAATCAATGACTGTTTGGCGAACGGAACAGTCGAACCAACGCCTACAGCAGATGGGAGTTTCTGATCAATGGTAATTGTAGAAACACCTGCTGTTACGGGTGTCGCACTATTTATAGTAAAATAGGATGGAGATATGGTAGCACTTGCAGCAGCAGTGACACCTGAACTAGGAGCAGCGATGGTGACTGCTGGAGCCGTCCTGTACTGTGACCCAGTTGCGTTTATGTTGATTGAAGTTACACTACCAAAACCACTTATAACAGCAACACCCTCTGCAGTAATACCACCAGGTCCTGATGGATCTGCAATTGTTACCACTGGAGGATTCGTGCTGGTATAACCTGACCCTGCATTGGTAATCGAAATACTGCTTACTTCATTGAATAATTCACCGAGGTAGAATACTTGACCAGTGAAAGGTCTGCTAGTCAAACTACCAACGACTATAGTATTATCCTCTGCTATACCTACCTGAGCCACTGCACCAGTTTGATTGACAGTTCCTACTCCTGATGCAACTAAACCTCTCGTACCAAATGATGCGTTAGAATTGTTGACATCACACTGTGCTCCTGATACAGCAGTAATACCAGTCACATTACATATGGTGAATATTGATACTAACTGTGCATATCCGTTATTACTTATGGTAACACCTATACCACCTTGATTATACTGTGTATATGAGTCAACGTTCATTGACTTCAGTCCCATAGCATGAGATCCATCCACCTTCATACCCATACTATTAGGTACGAAGTTTGTGCAGTTTCTGACGTATGGTGATTGTGTAATTATACCTGCTGATCCGTCAGGTGGGAAAGCAATCATAGCACCTGTGTTAGCAGCACCTACAAATGATAGGTTTTGTAAAAGTGTTCCGTTCTTTACATGGAATAAATCTTTTCCAACATTTGATGGTATGATCTGAGTCTGTCTCAAATCGTCACCGTCTATTGTAACGTTATTAGGAACTATAACTGGATTTGTCTCAGTATACGAACCAGCAGCAACTCTTATAGTATTACCTGTAGTTGCTATCGCTACAGCACCACCTATGGTTCTCTTCGCAGTCTTCAGAGTAAATCCATCATTACTATCATTTCCATCCTCGTTGACGTGAAGGATATTTGTGACACTAGCACCTGCACCAACCCATAATAACTCTCCTGTCTCACCTGCTGCTAGTATACTCTTAGCAACACCAACTGCACCTGATGAATCAAGGAATGTGCCTCCTATTTGTACGAATCCATTAGAACTATCGCCAGGTGCTCTTGCGATTTGAAGTAAGTATTCAGGTAGAGTTGTTCCAATACCTACTCGTTTGTTTGTTGGATCGAATACAAAGTTGTCAGCACCCTGAAATTTACCATTAGATGCTTTTTTGAATTGTATTGAATTGTTAGCGTCAGCAGCGAGAGTATGAATTTCTGCAGTTGAAGACCATGATGCACCTGTTCCTGAACCCGTTGATATGATAACTTGTCCGTCAGTACCTGCCCCACCTGAATTATCTCTTATCTTACCACCGAATAGTGCATCACCTCTTACATCCAAAGAGTTCGCTGGTTGTGTGCTTCCTATGCCGACCTGACCTGCTGCGACTATACCATCAAAATTAGCAGTTGTTGCTACATCAAGACCGTACTTGGCATCAGTTTTACCAATACCAGTCTTATTATTATCAGCATCAACGACCAGAGCGTCATCACCGACCTCCAGTCCTTTTTCGACAGCAAATTTCTTATTTACTGATGCCATTTATCAGTGTGCTCCTTAGTATTTGTATTTATCAACTGATACGCATGATATAAGCGATAGCATAATATGGAGGTAGGTTCGCATTTGTTGTGCTTGCTGCACCTACAGGTTGTGCGGTAGTCATTGCTAGACTTCCACTCTGTCCAATTTGGTCACCTGCTGTGTTGCCAGGTGCTGCGTTATTGGCAGCGTAGTCAATAGTTGCTGTAGCATCTAGGATGAAACCACCTGACGCATCGGCAGTTACAGCACCACTGGTCTGAGTTGAATATTTTACTGGGTGACCATGGTTTCCACCTGTTGCAGTGTGAGTGTGCTCTGGTATGATGGCGTGTGTGCTACCACCTGTTGCACCTGATGCGTAAGCACTTCCTCGACCAACTATAAATCTATCAACTAAATTAGGTGTGCCATTACTTCCATTACAGAGAGCCCAGTTCGATGGTACATCTCCGTCTGTTCCAGACCACATTATAATACCACCAATAGGTATGATACCATTACCATCAAACTTAGCAGCAGTACACACACCAACCACCTCTGCATCATTTGTAGATTTGAGGTGCTCTGCTTGAACTTGACCTGATGCTACAACGTCAGTGGCGTTCACATTATCTGTTGCTGTAACATTCGCAGTTGCAACTAAGTTAGCACCCTGCACGTCTCCACCTGCGGTGATCCTATCACCAGCAACAATGTCATCTGTGGAGTGAAGATGCTCGGCTGTTGTTATACCAGTGACAGAAAGATTTCTTGATATGGTAAGATCAGCACCAACACTGGCATTGTTATCAACAGTGAAAGTGTGAGCTGTCAGTGTAGATCCAGCGAATGTCAAAGCAGATGAATCTTGTAACTCACCACTTGTTCCTATGGTAACAACTCTCCCTACTGTAAGGTCATCAACCTTTATACTACCAACACTTACATCACCAGTGACTGTCATTGCCTCACCAGTGTCAGCAAAGGTTTGACCTATTGCTACTCTGTCAAATGCATAATGTTCAGTTCCATTCTCAACTGATACAGGTCCAAAACGTTGCCATTTCTCTGTGCCCTGATCAGATGTCTGAACCCAACCTATGTAACCTCCACGGTTGACTGATGTTGCAAATAATATATTGTCACCTGTTTGTGATGATGGTGGTTCAGTCTCTTGTATTCCAACGAATACTTGTTTGCCCACTGCACCTGTTCTATTGCCTCTGAACTTCAGATCTATGATATCAGTGTTTGAATTACTGTATAAGTTCTGATTGATTGTAAGATTATCAAATGATGCTACAGTTGGTAATTGTGCAGTTGGTGCTGATACTGATGTAGTATCAAACTCATCAATTGTTGATACCTCTTCACCTGTAAGGGCATCAATCTTCTTACGTCCTATAAAGAACTCACCCTTGTCATTCATAGCAGTGTAAACCACTAATCCACCACGAGTTTGCTCAGACTGTGCTAATATTTGCTCATCATTGTCAAGAACTCTGTCTTGAACCTGTGGCATCGCAGTTGAATAGTTACCTGGTCCGAAACCAACGTACTCAAATGTATGTCCAGACGCACGTATCAGTGAGTTCCTTCTTATTTCTACTGGTATTATTTTGATTTTACGTGCTGCTACATTCTTCTCATGAGTAGTGGCGTTAGTTCCTAGTGCACCTCTAAGTATGCTGGTCTTATTCTTGTTCGTAATTCTTACTATCTCATCTTCAATTTGCAGGTAATCACCTCTACGTAACATAGATGTGTCTGCCAAATTCAAAGATGTGGAGGTAGATGTAAGTGCACTATTCAGTGTAGTTGTCTTACCACCGTATATTGGCATGGTTTGATTGAACCCTGTTGCACTGATACCCGATCCATGTGCAATACCTGAACCTGAGAAAGCAGGTTGAGAAGATGTCTTACCAATATTCACCTTGAGTGATGAACCGTATCCAACTCTATCTGTTACAGTGTGTGTGCCATTATATACTGGGTTTGCACCACTTATTACTATCTCATCACCTCTTCTCAAACCAATGTCAGAATTCAGTGTAACAGTAGCGATACCACTCAATCTATCATGTTTTATATCATTGACTGCAGTGGCAATACCAATATGGTAAACAAAACCACCATCAGCTGAGAAAGCATCAGCTGCGACAGTGTTATATGCAATTTTCTTAGAATTCTCTATGTTTATAATACGATGAATACCATTATAAGTATCACTTCCTACTCCAATCACCTGAATCGCATCACCCTGTGCATTATTGATAGTGCCAATGGTTACAGTGCAATCAGTTGTTGATCCTGATGGTCTAAAGGGAACTCCCTTTATAATACAAATATCACCCACTTCATATCCCGAACCGTAATTATTGATTTCTGCACTTGTTATAGAACCACTTGCACCAACAGTTACGTCTACTGTGGCGTTGAATCCTGTGCCACCCGTCAGTGGTACATTGAAATAGAACTCAGCACTTCCGCTACTTGTTCCATATCCGATACCACCTGATACATTACTAAAACTTGTTATTGCATTGAAACCATGATCTGTTTCGACATCAATAGTTGTGTCACCAGCAGAGTGAGATCCACCTGTAATTCCTATACCAAGGTTCGCACCATCAATAAAATCATGAATTAATTCTTTTGTGATGCTATTCTTAGGATCATTTGTTATAACCTGTCCTATTTTTTCCCTAAGAGCATGTGACACTGCTGCTTCAGGATCATCAACAGGGTTGTCTACATCTGTAAGTGGTTTCAGATTGTTGATATTTTGTGGGAAGAAATTAGATGTAGTGGAGAATGGTGATACGTTTGGTTGTGCAGTGTAACCCAACACAGTAAGATCGTATATTCCGTCCTGTACATCTTTCTTGAATTCCTGAACTTCCTCGTTATTGAATACCTGATATGTATTATTGAATTGTCTCTTTGTGAAGAAGGGGGCAAACGTTCTACCAGAACCTACAACTGACTGATCATGCCTTGTATATGGCACATTAGTTGTTATAGTGCTGATACCGCCAGGATTTGTATTGAGACCTACACTGAATACTGTTTCAGCATTTATCGCTGTAACTTCAAATAGTCCATTGAATCCACTATTGTCAACACCATTAGTATTGTTCGCACTTCTAAGTCTGCTTATCTCTACAATATTACCAACACTCAACCTATGAGGAGATTGTGAGGTAATAATACCTGCATTATCACTGGAACTCCATGTTGCATCTATAATTGCATTCTGTGTTCTCAAATTTGATACAGATGTAAGGTCTGTATTGTCATTTCTATAATACGTGTCGTCAATAAATGTTGCCGACTCTTGTATTGAGAATCCATTTGTAGGTGCAGCAGCATTTGTTGAATCATCAGGAACAACAAATCTCACACGGTAAATCTTCTCTAAATCTTTTCTTGTGTCTGGTTTTCTTACAATGAATGTATTGTTTGTGTTGACTGAAACTGAACCTTGGTTTGTTACAATCGCAGCACGTAAACTGTTAGCAGCACCAACGTTTACATACCACCCATTAGTGGTATCATATTGTATTGGATGACCTGGTTCACCAGGTTCCTTACCTGACACAGTAGATACAACTCTTATCTTACCACCTAGATTGTTTATACCAGTAAGATTACTACCTGCTGTGGCATTGTTGAATGTGGTTGCTATCTTGATTTGATCTGTCTGCAGACCTGAAGTGATTGCAAAGTAATCTCTATCACTTTCAATATTATCTGGTAATGAACCTGTATCTGAATAGAACCTTACCTTTTCACCTGTGTTGAATTTATGAACATCTTCCAAAGTTATGATATTACTGGTAATAGAGTTGATACCAGAATTACTTCCAACAAATACCTCTTTCTTACCTGATGCCCATGTATCTGTGTCAGCAAGAGGACCAGGCATAAGTATGTCTGCACCGTACACAATATTTTGTATAGAGCAGAATAACTTGTCACCTATTTTATTACCAACAGTAAATCCACTCGCAGTGGGCACTGGAACAGTATCTTTTACTTTGAAGTCTGTTAGATATAATTGAGTATCAGTAGAAACTCCAATGGTTGATTGTACGTCAATGGATATCCAGTTTACATCCTCTTCTTTATTGAAATTCTTTTTGGGTGGTACAATACTTGTAATGTATGCCTTATTATCTTTGATGAATGCCTGATCTTTGAAACCATCAGATTCTAAAGCAGTGTGTCCAAAGTTTGAGTTAGAGTTTGTAAGTGATACATCACCACCAGACTCAGTTATAAACTGATTCGCATATCCCACAGCGTAACAAGATACAACCTGTGCAACTGCATCTCTCGATACTTTGATATGGAAGTTCTCATATTCAGGTTTGTATAATGCTAAACCATCAGTGTGTAGAGTAACTGATGTGCCAAGTGTTGCCTGATCTTGCCATGTACCTGATGTCTTATTATATTTTACGAAAGCATTGTCATCTTTCTGCAGTCCGATACCTGTAAATTGAGCACAGACCATGGACTTGAATCCAGTTGCTTTACTTCCATCGATGTGCATACCACAAAGACCAAACACAGAACGTAAAGAAACGTTGAATATGTAAGGTGATGCAGATGTTACGCTATCACTTTCAACTATTACAATAGGTGCAAGTCCAGTCAACGATGGCGTTGCTGTGGATGTGGGTGCTACAGGTACAGTGAAAGTAAATGAAGTTGCACTTAGAACCTGTGCAACAACATGACTACCGTCATAATTACTATCATTTACACCGTTGATAATAACAGGTGTCTCAACATTCAAGTTATGATCAGTTTTTGTGACAACTGTGACGACAGTTGTAGCTGTAGCAGAACTTGGGGTAGCACCAGAAAATATATCTTGTATCTCTAAGTCACCAAGTCTTGAAACAGCACCTACAATTCTTGATTCATCAATAGTTTTTTGGAAGTCAGTGTTTGCTGGATAATTAGGTAAAGCTCTTCCACTGTTTGTACCATAAGCAAGAGTCAACTTAGCATAATACATGTCTAAGTCAGTGTTGTCCTTACCTGCTATGGTATTATTACCATCAGCAAACTCAAAACAAGTAAGTTTATGATGTGAAAAGTTTGGAGCGTATACGTTATTTGTATAGTCCTTGAATATTCTATCAGCAGGGTCTCCATCAAATATACTGAAGTTGAAGAAGAAACAACCACCTGTAACTCTGAATATAGCAGACCTATCTATTGCGTTATTATCTGGTTGTGGAATGTACTTTGGTTTTATCTTTGTCTTTCTAAGGTCTGTACCTATAATTGATGTACCTCTTGGTAGTATGACACCACCATGCACAGAGTTGAAGTGATATAAAACATTATCTGGATCTTGTATATCAAACTTTGTTCCGATTGATAACTCACTTATCGACGCTGCTGTTCCATTTACGTCAGTTATATTTCCACTACTATCAATTTGAAAACCAGGTCTATTATCAATGTAGTGCACACCAGGTGACACCATAATAGATGTTTTATCAAACTTATCGTTATCTTTCCCTAACTGATATGAAAATCTAGCAGATTCTATCAGTGCTCTTTGAATTGTTTTGAACGGACGTGTTCTGGAATTACCAGTATTACTAACGTCATCTGTTGCATCAAGTTCCTCAGGGTTCACGTATATGACGTTACCCTGTACATTTTTTAGAAAATTTTCAAGTCTACTAAGTGGCATTACCTATGTTCCGACACCATTCCTTCAACTTATTTATACTACTCAGATTCGGGGCACCCTTTGTATCAATGGTACGATGTCGGATTCAACCTTTTCTACAACTTTATCAATGATATCAATATCAAGACCCATGAATGGTGGTGTAATTCCTAATAATCTAAGTAGACCATCAACAAACAATGCTAAAGTGGTAAAACCAAGTATCATACTTATGATAGTTGCATCACGATTATGCTTCCGCATTGACTCCTCATCAATACGTCTCGCTTCATCCACTGCATCCTTTATAAGTTTATCTACTTCTTTTTTAGTATAGAATCCACCCTCTATTGGTATTCTGTGGATTACATCAGAAAAGGGAAAGTTAGACATATACAACCTTGATCTCTTTATCAATTTCTTCTGCCACTTTAGCAACCTCCAATACTCTCATGAACTGATCAGCAGAATCACACTCTATTTTTTTGATTTCTGCATCTGATCCAAATATTCTGAACCATCTACCAGTCATCGAAATTTCAAGACGGTCTACAACTTGATCAGGGAACATGGTATTTTTAGTAACTCCATCTATGATAGCACATCTGTGCTCAAAGTCAAATATCAGTCGTGCGGTAAACATCTTCTCTTATGTCATAGTCGTAACCTGCAGCAGAGAATTTACTGCTATCGCCAGGATAATCAGCAACGCTCTCTCCTTCATATTCTACAACCATGTCATGTCCTAGTCTGTCTGCCCACACCTGATAATTAGCATCTATCTTACCACCTGCTTGATTCTTGACATATACTCTCTTACCATATTCTATACGATCTACAAACAATTCTTGGAATGCACCAATTGGTGTGAGATGAACTGTGATTGACTCCTTATCTACAAAGTTCTGCCAATAGTCTGGTAGTTCTATGACACCATCAATACTTACCTTACCTCTAACATACACTGCTGCTTCAGGTCCTTCTACACATGCATGTCTAAGTCTGTATCCTTTTATATTAGGATGTGGTAAGTCAAATACTTTACATCCTGGTGGTGTGCCTGATGTTGTACTGATATCACCAACAAAATTACTTGCCTTCACCGTGGATGACGCTGTTATCTTACCTTCTTGTTGTGTATCTCCTTCCTGTACAGTGTTGCCTTCAATGTCAAGTGCTGTACCCCCTTCTGTCACGATCTTGACATCACCCTCAATATCAACTGCACGACCTGAAACTTTAGGTTTGAAGTCAGCAGCGTCTGTGCCGATGTTGACTACACCCTTTGCATCTTCACTATGACCTCCTACAAATGCAGGTCCTGTTGCTGCAAGTGTTCCCTCATACTCTTTGTCACCATTCAATGTGGTTTTTGATCTGTCATCCTTTGGATCTTCAGGTCCTATGTACACCTTGCCTGTGTCAAGGTCTCTCATTTGTGCCATAACTAATTTTTCAGTGTTTTGATTTGGTTATCTATATATTCCCGCATAAAAGCAGGGCACATTTTAGTTTGTGGTTCATGTAGTCTAATACACTGACCAATCAATATCTGCCACCCTTCAGAATGTGAAACAATTCTTTCCTTTGCATCAATTGTTATGTTGTCGCCTGTGACAAGAACATTATTACCTGCACTTATTCTTATATCGTGATTTGCGTCAAGATTTATTCCCTCTTCATCAGTGCTCAACGCTTCCATTACAATTTTTTCAGCACTCACTGTAAATTCACCTGCAACAGTAATATGTAAATCACCCTCTGATATGATATCAAGAGGTGCACCTTTACATACAGACTGAATCACTGAACCTTTACTCTTGTGAGATGGATTTGCATCCTCATTTGAAGATAATTCAAATCCACCATCTCTGAACAATCTTAATTTTTGACTATGACCACCATAAACTCCAACATCTCTTGGTCTCGTTACATCTTTATCCTTCTCATCACCAAGGGTGACATGACCACATTCAGCATGCTGAATGATAATAGGTGGCACCTTTGTTTTGTTTTTTGATTGTTTTTCTGCCATCAATAGAACCTAGGGCAACTGATTACTGTTATCAACTGTGCATCAGGAACAACAGGATCAGTGTATTCTTCACGTTTGATAAACCTAGTTATGGGTAATAACTTAGCACCCACACCAGTATTTGTTTGCACAGTAAGAGCAGGTAAATCTGTTAGTCCCTGATCTATCGTACCATTAGACCCAATTATTCTACCATCCTCTATAATTGGTGTCAATGTCTGACCACTATCACTTACTATCAAATCTCCTTCTTCATATCCCACTCCTGTTGATATAACATCCACACCAACTACCTCACCCAATACATCCACACCCTCTATGTCAGATGTATTTTCTGGTGCAAGATAATTACCCCCAGTATCAGATATTGCGATGTTTACAATTCTTCCATCTTCTACAATTGGTTTACCTGTAGCACCCTTACCATTGTTACAATCATCAATTATGGAAACGAAAGGTGCTTCTGTGTAACCAACTCCAAACTCTTTCATATTGACACCTATGATATCACCCACTGAGTTTATTACAGCATCAGCAGCAGCACCTATTCCTCCACCACCAAATATTTCTATTCTTGGAGGACCACAAACTTTACTTGATACGTTACATCCACCCACTAAACCATTGAGAGGTGATGAACCACTAAATGACCCAACTGTGTCTCCAATGATATTTACATTGGGGAATGACAGTCCTACTAAATCTGTCAAAGTGCCTGATAAACCACTTCCACTTAGTGTGGTAAATTTATTGAGAAGACTATTGAAGTTCAATAATTTCTTAGGATCAGATCCTATATTAGTGAGTCTATCGACAGGGTTTTCTTTACATTTTTGACCCTCACACTCAAATAATGAAAGTGCTGCACTGGTCATACTTAGTGCTTTTGCCATCATGCCTTGAAAATCAGGCATCGCAGATCCAGTAAATTTACTCAAACCATTCAAGGCAGGTGAAATTGCAGACTGTATCTTTGACGTAAGATCTGACATCAATCCAGATAAGAATTGTTCAGCACCACATAAAGGTATATTCACAATTTTACCAATCAATTCCTTCAAAAATTTACCAACAAAATCTTTCAATCCATTTAGAATATTTTCAATAGCACAAAAAACACCATCCTTGAGTTTTTTTGCCTCTATACTTTTTCTAAGGAAATCTGGACTTAGAAATCCTATTTTCTCATCTACTTTTTTGTTTATCTCATCAAATAATTTGAATCTCGCTCCTCTTATTATACCTGACATTGCACCAGAAATTTCTTTTGACGCTTTATCAATCTCAACGTCTATGTTCACAATCTTTTGTAATACAGGATCTATATAACCATCAGAAAATTTTTCAAGTGAATTTATTTTATCAAAGAATTTTTGTAGAGATTTCGTTATATCACTGGTTTTTTCTTTTGGTGTATTACATACAACAGGCACCTTTACATGATATGATTTATTGTCAAAGTGTTTCTCAATAGTTTTCTTTTTGTTCTTATTCTCATCTACAATTTCACTATTACTATCAACAATAACACCACCTGCACTTGTTTTCTCTTTCTTCTCTATAGATGTATGATCACCATAATCAATATAAGGATCTTTTTTTAGTGGTTTGAATCCAGTGGTGCCTTTATCTAATGCTTCTTTATATGATGTAAAATCCTCAATATTATAGTTTGCATAAAATGATCCAATCACTATTGGTTGTTGTGCTTCTTCACCGTCAAGGAAGAATCCAATAACCATCTCACCACCTTGTAAGGCAAAAGATGTGCCAGTATCATTATTACCTGCACCGAATTGTGGTGACACAAGGAAATGTGCCCATGGTAAATCATCATCAGATATACCACCCTCACCATCATTCTCGCCAGGATGATATCCTAGTATTCTTATCTTTGCTCTGAAACCGTTGTCAAAGTTTTGATTGTTTTCTGTACGCCAAACTATATCAGGGGCTACCTGTGCGATAAACCACTGAAATCCATCCTTCCCAAGGAATTCAATATTAGAATGACGTGTTTCAAGCATTAGTCATCGTATACCAAACACTCTGGTTCATCAGGGTGCATTTCACAAAACAATTCTAAAACATTTGGATCGTGATGATCACCTGCTTCAATCTCATCGTGATGATGCTCTTCATAAACCTCAAGTTCATGTAACTCTTCGACTACATGTCTCTTCATTGGTTCTGAAGTAGATGGGTCTGCAAGGATTTCTTTATCCTTTGCGATGTGTTCTTCGATTGTTTTCATGTTACTCGTTGATGGTAAATGAATCTCTCACAAGAGATAATCCTGTGAAATCACCTGCAGGGTTACCAAACTCATGAGATAATTTAGCAATCATATACTTGCCACTCTCAGTAGAGTTTTTATCCTGAGGTTCACCAGTATTTAGGTCAGGAAACTTAACATCGATTACCATACCTGCTCTTAGTGAAAGATTCATGGGGACTGTGATATCTAAGATTTGTGAGAACATAGCAGCATATCTTGCTGATGCCTGTGCTTGATATCGTGCTTGATCTTGTGGTGTGTCAATAGTAACACCATCAGCATCTTTGTTTGTGGTTCCCTTATCTATAGTTCCAAGAATTATTCTTGAGTAAGGTTCTTTGAATGCAAGAGGATTCAACTCATCTTCATTTCCAAGTTGATAATCCCCAACTCTGAAATTGTAAAAGTGAACTTTCCTTGTAAGCACATCATAGTACCAATTTGAACTACTGTACGCACCAGATCTAAGTTTCTTTATTATATCATGACTTTCTCTAAAAACTGGATCACTTGACAATTTGAAATTATTAGTCGTATCAAGACCACCTTTATATGGAGTCATCAAGTATTCTAACTCAGGTTCCTCTCTAAAAATAACATCAATGCTTCTGAAATTATATCCATCTTGAGTTTCAAAGAACAAATACCCTGCTGTGCCACCATTACCCTCCTCAAATGACCCTGTAGGTGGTATCGCTTTACGACACAAATCACTGATAACCTTAAATGGTCTTCTATAATTACCATAAAACTCACAATTATTTGAAGTTGTATCAATAAAGTTTATCTCTCCATCTACCTTCTCATCTAATATCTTAGTGACTGTAGATGCAATAGACCCCTTATATTTTACCCAACACCTATTTGTATGATTTGACAAAGCACCAAGTGTCTCGCAGGTAAGTGTAAATACCTCTCTTTTCTGATCTATTATATGATTTGATATGTTTGTTACAACGAGTTCTTTTTCTACGATACCTTCCTGACTTGGATGTTTTAGTCGTATTCTTACTAAATTACCACCCCTTATGGGAATTTTGTTTATAAGACCATTTGTATCTTGTATGGATATCTCTACGTGTATTGCTGGATCTATCACATCCTCGTAATATTTTATGAATCCCACTTGATATTTTAAATCAAAGGATTTTCCCTCCTCGCTCACTAAATCGACAGCATCGATCTTATGCCCTTTAGTCCACAATTGATTTTGACTCATGCTGTCTGGAGTGCTGTCATCTCAGCGTATTTATACATGGCATCTAAGGGATTACTTACGTTACCTCCCAATACAATAGTAGAGTCACCAGATACTATAGGCGGTTGTGTTGTACTATCACCCTGCTGAATTATAAAAATATTATTTGTTGGTGCAAGTGCAATAGTATTATTATTATTATTTTCATCTTCAAGTGACGCTATAGGTGTGCCACCGCTAGTACCAGAGTCACTCTTTAAGTTTTTGAATAGATTTTTTTGGATGAAATTCCTTTTCTTTCTTGAATTGATATTCTTATTCATTCTCTTATTGATTTTATCAATAAGTTTCAATGTTCTCTCTAATTCACCTGGTTTTGGTTTGATTATTGTAGAACCTTCAGGAGTATCACTAAATGTTACCTTGTCTTGATTTTGAAGTGTTTTTTTATTTTTTATTTTTGTTCTACCCTTGGTTATCTTGAATTTTCCTACTTCTTTTTTGATTGTTACTCCTAAATCTCTTAGAATTTTGTCTGCTCGTATCTCCAATCCTTTCTTTGATATAGGTGTTTGTATAACATCATCAATAAGTGGAGTTGCTTTTTTTGCAAATCTAGTAAGAAACGGAGACTTCTTTATAATAAAAGCACCCAATTTAGTTTTATTCATTGCAGCAAGTAACCCTGCTCCTATGGGTATTTCCTCACCTGTAGGACCTCCAAGAGCAAGTGCAGCTACAAGAGCGAGAGCAAGTCCAGTTATTTGAACACTAGGTCTTTGAAAAAATGGTGTTTTAGGTTCGGTAGGTTTACGGAAAAATGATCCGAATGGAAATCTTCTCGCTGGTAATGAGGGATCATCCTCCTCTTTTCTTTGTAAATTAAATAATGATAGGTTTTCTAATTTGTCTAATATAGAATCTAAATCGTCAAGTGCAAAGGAGAACAATGATCTTGTAGTTGCTATTTCAACTCTTTTTTCCTCAAACTTTCTCCTTTTATCTGCTCCAGTAAAAAGATCTGCTAATCTTCCACCTGCCAAACTTCCAATTATACTGCCACCTACACCCCCAATAAGAGTACCAACAGGACCTCCTATAGCGGTTCCGAGAATCGCACCATATTTTGCACCTGCAAGAGCACCTGCAAGACCACCACCTGCACCAATACCTGCTTGTAAATTTGTTTGACCCTCTGCCCTTCTACCTGCAAAATCTAAACCTGTTCCTAATATTGCAAGAGGTCCTATCTTACCAAATTTACCTACTTTACCTACCCTAGATAAAAATGCACCGCCTTGTGTAGGTAATTTTGGAATTTTACCACGACCAAGAAATTTTCTACCAAGTACACCACCACCAAGTAAAGTAAGTGCACCCCCGACCTTTCCTTCTTTATCTTTTTCTTGTTGCTTACTGCGTAACACTAACGCTTTTAGTGTACGATCTCTATCTTCTAAAAGTTTTGTTTTAGTTTTAAGAGATGCTCTTTCAAATGATCTCTCTAATCTAAATCTATTTCTAAAATCATTTGCCAGAGCTATGTTTGCTCTCTTATTTCTTCTTGATATGACAGCGAGAGACTTCTCAATCATGAGAATACTCCGTATGATCTAAGTGATGACGCTGCCTCAAATCTATCAATTATGCCACCACCTGAGGAAAATCTAGTATCTACAGCAACTGAGGGGGGCACTGCAGTGAGACCTTGAAATCCAGATGAACTACCTTGATTATTATCTTTTGATCCTAATTCTATTACATTATTTGTAGTGCCACCTACTATTTGTTGACCCATTTGCTTGATGCTTAGATTGGGCAGTAAATCAGAGGACAATTCTTCATTTGATTCAAATATATTTGATATTTGATCATTGAATGTAGTGCTCTCAGATAGATTTTGCACCAAAGCAATCTTTGTTGAATTATCTAATTCAAAATTATCACCCTCAACATCTCCCTCGATATTTTGTGCTAAATCAATGTTTGTACTACCCTCAATCAAAGAAATATCTTTTTCTTTCTTTTTCTTATTCCCATCACCTCTCTTATCCAAGTCAAACATATTGAAAGTTGCAAAATCAAGAAGTCCTGTAAGTCCTCTCATAAAACCTTCAGGTCGTTCTCCATTCTGATTATCTTCATCTGAAAAATCTAATTCAACTCCATCTTTTCTCTCCTTATTTCTTTCTAACTCATCAAAATCAATCATTCCTTCTCTATCTTCTTTACTACTTACACTTATACCCGTCAAAATTCTATCAAATCTCGCTAATTGGGATCTAAACCTTGTTACATCAGGTTTGTTGATGGTTTGTTCACCAGTAATTACTTTTGTTGCGAGTTCTTGTCTTCTTTGATCTCCAGTCTGACCTGATTTTGCTAGTGCAGGTATCAAGAAACTAGCAGCGAGTGCAGCAGTAAGAAGTAAAGGATTTCTTGTTCTTGATGCTCCTCTCACCACACCAGTAGCAACATTCGATGTCCCTGCTCCTCTATTACCTATAAAACCCTTGAGTGCAAGAACATTTACAACAGATCCAGTCAAAAATTCTATTATTTCTGGGGATAATAATGCACCTGCTAATCCAAGACCTGATAATGCACCACCAATGTTACCTTGACCTAAAGCTGCTAAACCAGAAGCACCAGCGATGGCAGCACCCCCTCTTCTAAGATTGGTGATAAGACTTGATTTTACACCACTTAGATTATCAGAGTCTTTTTTTAGTAGTTTTGCCTCTTCTCTATAAAAATTTCTCTTTGCTCTTACATCTTCTCGTATTTGTTGTCTTATCGCTCTCATCGTATTATTCACATCATCTATTTGAGATATGATACGACCTAATACTCTTACCTGTGGTCTTTCTATATTTTTTACTTCTTCCGTTATTTTTTGCAGAGCAATATTAGACGACGAATCACCCCTACGCTCCACGGGAATCATAGGAGTTTGTGGTGATACTTGTCTACCAGGCGTTTGCATCTGCTGCTGCTGCTTGTTGTGCTTCTAACTTTTGTTTTTCAAGATACTTTACAAGGAAATTGACGTAAACTTCTTTTTCCCATGGTATCATCTTCTCAATGTCACTTAGAGTCCACTTATGATGCTGCATAAGAGAAAAATTAGTCTCCAGCATCGCATCAATACTGGTATGATATAGCATTATGCGAAAAAATTTGATAAACCCTCAATTAGGATTTCAGAATCTTTTTTCGTTTTTGGATTGTGAACAGTTCCTTTGTACTGTAGTTTTGGCATTGTTGCAAAGAATTCTTCAATCAACGAGAATTGTTGAGAATTCAATTGTTCTATGAACTTGATAAGTTCCTTCTTTGTACAATCTTCTGCACTCCATGCCTCATCTGTAGTGAATATTTGGTCGATACAATCAACAACAGCATCAAATGCTTTATCAATTCTATCTGTGCCTTCAAGTCCAGATACAGAGAAGTTATTGTCAAGGAATTGTTGCATTGAAGGATACTTCATCTTCATATTGATATCACCACCAAGTTTGATCATATCAGTATGTCCATCAGGTACCTCAAGTTTGATATCAGAAAGATTGATTGTTAGTGGAACTTTAGTCTTACCATCATCTTGGCATGTTACAAGTAATTCGACAGACTCACCTATCGATTTACCCCTTATATTCAAGAATAGGTATTCTAATTCAAAACTAGGTAATTTCTCAACATCCACACCACGAGTGAGAATGCATGCTTTGAGAACACTCTTGAGTGTTGCACTTATGTCGGCATCACTACCATTCTCAAGTGCTATAAGTAAAACTTTCTCTTCTTTGACAAGAAAAGGTCTGTATTTTACTTTCTTACCTGTTGATATGAGTTGCAATTCAAATGTAGGTGCAACGACCTTTGGTAAAGGCATAATATTAGATTCAGTGTATTTATTTAGACCTGTATTCTACCACAGATTATGTAGATCTGATTTCAATTTTATCAGACTCACTCAATATAGCACCACTTCTAGATGTCCTATCAACAAAATATTGTTCATATTTGAATGTGATAGTGGTTTTTATTAGTTCTGCTCTCCCGTACGCTAGAGGTGCTGCAACGATACTACTTGGAAAAACGTTTCGTATATGATATGTAATACTACTAGGTAATTGATTATTGAATCTACTTGTTTTGTTCAATTTTGAAAATTCATCGTTTACATCTTTACTGAACGCAGTTATTTCCATGTTACACTTATATGTTTCTGGATATTTCATTTTTCGGAAAGCAGGTTTTTGTTTTCTTTGATCTGTATTTGACCCAAACGTTGTGTTCCCATTGTTCTTTATACGTGTAGGAGATATAAATTCCATCCATGCATTGAATACATCATTTGTATAATAATCAGTCTGAGAGTAATATGTAAGTAGTATATCTGGAAATCTTCTAAATGTGGCATAATGTTGTGACAATCCTTGTCTCAATCCATCTACTTGTCCAACTTGTATGTCAGAACCTGGTAAAACTGCCTCAGAACAAAACAATGCAAGATATGAACCTGCATTATATAATGACTCCTTTCCGCCATTTTGATCATAAAATCCATGTTGATTTATAAATCCCCTTAGATCTTCTGTTCCAGAAAAATCTATACTCACATCGTAATTATTATTGAACGCTGGCGTTATGTTACCAAATTTCGTCGTTGTATCAGTCAACTCCGAAGTTGGTAGATAAAATCTCCCTGATCTAAACGCCTCTGACCTCTGTGCCATCTAAATATATGATGATTACATACTATGTATGTCATATAAAGGTAAATTCAGACCTAAAAACTATAAAAAGTATAGTGGTGACTTCAGAGAGGTCATTTACAGATCATCGTGGGAATTGAAATTTATGCAATATTGTGATACAAATAAAAGTATTGTGAAGTGGTCTTCTGAAGAAATAGTCATACCATACAGATCACCTGTAGATAATAGAATACATAGGTATTTTCCTGATTTCTATGTCAAATACAAGGATGTCAAGGGTAATTTTCAAGAAAAAGTAATAGAAATCAAACCTGCAAAACAGGTCAAAGAACCCAAAATGCAGAAACGAAGAACAAAAAAATATGTGTCTGAGGTATTCACGTATGCTACAAATCAAGCAAAGTGGGCAGCAGCAGAGGATTTTTGTAAGGATCGCAAGTGGAAGTTTCAAATATTAACGGAGAAAGAACTTGGAATATAAAAACGTTTTTCCACTATCAGATGTGACGGGCAGTCCAAGACCAGGTAGTATGATGATTTTTCAATATACTGCGAAATATAGAGAAACATTGCCTTTTTACGATAGAAACCCTTTATGTTACATTGTTGCAGTGCAAGGTCCTGCGTTCTACGGTGTCAACTTACACTACACGCAACCAAGAAATAGAAAAGCGATTCTTGCATATATTGATGCTGGAGATGATATAACCAAGTTACCAGGTTATAATAAATACCTAAGATCATACGTCCAATCAACGTTTGTGCGACTTGTTGGGGATGACATGGAAAAAGCAGCAGATATGGCATTTGAAGATTTCGTTCGCACTGTCAATGGAGTTGATATCTCCACATCACCATTCTTACCAAGTTTTTACAAATGAGCACGGAGAAAGAAAAACCAATATCGCCATATGGAGATGGTGGAAAGGTCACTGAATCTATAACATGGAGTGAGTCTGGTATGAGAATTGTTGAGCAAATCGATATAAGCATAAATGGTGCCACTGGATTGACTAAAGAGATAAGTGTTTTTCTACCAGGATCAACTTTTCCTGTAAATCCATTAGATCCTGGTCAAGAACATTTATTAGAAATCATACAAAATTCTTCAATAAGAGAACAGAAATATCATGAAAAAATGAATAAAGTTAGAGTAGATGCACTTGAAAGTGGTACATCAGATGATTTTGAAGCAGCACTGATAAAAAATGGAACATATGATTCAATTGCAGGTGGTGATAGCATTAATGACATTCCAATCAAGGGAGAAAAAACAAGAAATAATGAAAAAGTAAAAGCAGAGGATGCAGCAATTGAAAAAGCGATACAAGAGTTCAATAAGAGCACTCAAGTAAAAAAAGAAGAATTATATTATCCTATTGATATGATTACTGAAGTAGATGATAGTCAAGATTTCATTTATATCGAACAATATTCATATCAACCTCCACAACCTGTGGGATCAAATATACCCTCTGAGGTTATCAAGTCTGGAGTTACAAGAGCACAAAATATACAAGAAAAACATGGTGGATGTAAATTACCTATTCCAAACAAACTTGGAGTAAGTAATGGTGTGAATTGGGGTGAGGCAAAAGCAAATGCAGTTGAATTAGCTGCTTTCGACACTGCAAGAAGAGGTGTACAGACTGCTCTTTCAAAACCTGGTGAGATACTAAACGTCATTACTGGTGGATTGAAAGAAACAGGTAAAACACTACAGAATCTAAGACAAGATGTAAACGCAGCAAATAGAAATCCCAATAATATAAACTCAGGTACAATACTGAGTGGTGTTTTGGCAAGGTCTGCTTTGGGCAGTATTGGAATAAATGTTGATATTGATCAATTCATAACTAGACAAACTGGTGCTGCAATAAATCCAAATCTAGAATTATTGTTTGGAGGACCACAATTGAGAAGTTTCAATTTTGACTTCAATTTTGCTCCTAATAGCGACACAGAAGCAGTAATGGTTAGGAAAATTCAAAGATGGTTCAAACAAGGCATGTTACCATCCCGAAGTAGAGCGACAGCAACATCAGAATCAAGTTTGTTTTTAGCATCTCCAAATGTTTTTAGAATTACGTATAGGAACAATAAAAGAAGAATAAAAGGTTTGAATACATTCAAGATATGTGCTCTTACTTCTGTTCAAATAGATTTCACCCCTGATGGTGTTTATCAATCATATGAAGATAGCAGTGCTATATCAATGCCTGTAAGAAGCACTATGGGTCTATCATTTACTGAGTTGACACCGATATTCAGAGATGATTATGCTCCATTTACAGATGATCCAAGCATGATAGATGCTGGACTCAGTGTTAGTGGTGCAAATAGTATTACTGATGATGACATAGGATTCTAATGAACTATTTCGATTTATTCCCAGATGTAGAATTACCCTCTTTTTCAGATAAGAGAAATTCTAGCAAAGATTTTATAAAAGTAAAAAACCTCTTCAAAAGAGGTAAAGTTCGTGAAGATTTTTTTCAAAACATTACCGCATTTTACCGATATACGATTGAAGGTGATGACAGACCAGATAATGTGGCACATAAAGTATATGAAAATCAAAATCTTGACTGGGTTGTCTTGATTGCTAATAATATCATCAATATACGTGATGAGTGGCCTATGAGTCAATATGATTTTCAAAGATATTTGGATAATAAGTATGATTCTGTGCAATTGAGTCAAATACATCATTATGAAACAACTGAGATAAGAAACCCAGATGATAAATTACTTCTTCAATCTGGGTTGACGGTGGATGCAGACTTTACATTTTCATACTCACATGGCGAAAATATCTACAATATCAATAAAGTCACTTCAGTTTCTAACTTCCAACATGAAATAAACAAGAATGAGTCCAAAAGATCAATATATCTTGTAAGACCAGAATATGTCCCTATAGTGATAAATGACATGAGAGAGATAATGACATATACCGATAGTTCACAGTATATCAATAGAAAGTTGAAAAAGGGCGATAATCTTAGAGTTCTTGAACCTCGCTAAAAAACCTTAAGGGTGATTTTTGCCCCGAATTTTTTTTCCCGTTTTTTGGTAATCAAAGGTCGTTTTTCCCTACAGATAGTGCACTCCAATGTGATAAGCGATAGATACTCTGTCCTCCTGTGATCTATTCACATCTACGTAGTGTATGAGGTTACTGTTGAAAAATAATCCTCTATTTGTCTGAGGTGTGAAGTACATAGCATTATAGTCCCTCTTCGCTATCGTGCAGGTATTCATCATCTTATTAGGGTATGGGTTCATGACAACAAGATCACCTGAGTTTTCGTTTGCTTTCAACCAAAAGGCACCACTAAACTCACCCACAGTATGATGATGCATGGTGTTTGATGCACCAGTGGGGTTTATATTGCAGAATAATTTGGTAAAGTCAACCCAATAAGGTTCCTCTATCATATAATGTTTGATATATTTTTTGAACTCTCTTAGAATTACTTTTTTGATGGGGTGGTCTATGTCTTTCTGCCAACCACCATAGTTTGAGTTACCATCTGACTCAGGGCAAACTTTCTGTAAGTCATACACATAAGATAAACAAGAGTCTACGACAGATTGATCTCCATCGTAGACTCCGATTGTCTCTTCAAATGAGACGTATTCCATTACTCTTCTGCTAGACGCTGAAAGTATGATAGGGCATCATCATCAGTGGATGCACTTGCAGTCACTGGTTCTGGTGGTGCAGTTACTATCTCTTCCTCTTCAGTTGCAACCTCTGGTGCTACTGGTGGACGTGATGTGTTCAACACACTGTTCAATCTCTTTTCAAGATCAGCATATGATTTGAACTGATCAGCAGCAGTGAACTCTTCTAAAGAGTATTGCTTCTTCCAGATTGCTTC